CTGACTTGTGTCGATATCAGCACAATACTTGTATTTATTCTGAAATCGGGTCATTTTACTCCATTTTCAAACTAGCATTTGGCATATCTTTAGATAACAAAAAAGGCCAGCTTTTTAGGCTGGCCTTTTCGTTTCTTTTTGTCGGCACCGATTAGGTGAGGTTGGATACCTTGACCAAGCGGTAGTACGGGTTCGAAGTTCCCGTGATCGCACCCGAAGAATTGGTGTAGTAGGGGTTAGCTACCAAGCCATAACGGGTTTTGAATCCGATCTTCGGCTGGAAGGAGTTCTCACCGACCGCACGAACCATCTGCAACGGGATGTACGGGCAGTAGAAGAAACCTGCGTCATACGGGCTTGCACCCTTGTATCCCATCATCAAAAGTTCGGTGGTCAAATCACCGGTATTGTTGAAGTACGGATCAATAAAGACCTTCGTATTATTCTTCAAAACACCAGCAAATGTGTTACCTGTGTCATCGACGTTCAAATTTGTTTGCAGTGCGGGAGCATAGCTCATCACACCAGTCATTGCCAAAGCGGAAGCAACGTCCGAAGAACAGATGATAAAGTTGCCCTTACCACGTCTCGTCTCACGGGCAATTTGGTTGGCATCACGTTCGATCTGGAACAACAGACCCTTGAACTTTTCTTCCAACCAACGACCGTTAGCGTCGGTGTCCAAGTCGAAGACGCCCGGAGTCGTTGTGGACTTTTGGGCACCCGGCTTTGCAATGTAATACAGGGTACGGATGATTTCACGATTGATTTCAGCAAGAATTTCTGTGCTGAGGATGTTCGCCAACTCCGTTTCGGCGTCCAATCCATGGATAGCCTTCAAGTCCTGTGCAAGTTCCATGGAGTATTCTGCCTTCAAAGCACGGCTACCAGCGGTGACCGTGACCTTGTCGATAGACAACGCCATCTGTGCGAACTGCGGAGGATTGATACCCGTTACGTCAGTACCCAGACTTTCGGCATCAGCCTCAGTCATCGAGATACCCGTCGTGTACGGAGAATCGAAAGGATTGCTACCGGCTGCCGCAACATAGCCAGCCATGCCAGATTGACGACCTGAGAAGTCCGTTTCTGCTTCGTTGAAGAACGCTTCGTTGTTGGCTACGCCATTCGTGATGGACGTAGACGACATCGAGTTGTACAACGAACGCATTGCGAAGATCAGGCCCGTAGGACCGGACATCGGCTGCACACCGCACACATCGTATGCGATGAGGTTAGGCATTGCACGACGCACAAGACTGATAAGGATCGGGTCCCATGCACCAATGTTGCCGCTGCCCCAGTTAACAGTCGGTGTTTCACTCAAAAGTTGCTGTTGCTTCACTTCCTGGATAGCCATGTATTGGTTCTCCAAGATTTGAATGGTTACGTCTCTGCGATGGGCGTCCCGAATTGGTGCGCTGCTAGCGTCCTCAATGAGGGGCTGCCACTTCTTTTCCAGTTCCGCTCTATTCTCAGTAATAGTTTTGTTAGCCATGTTTTTACCCGTCTCCTACTTACCCTTTTTGAGATTCAAAAAGTGGAACAGTCTCGGAACTGTTCCACAAATCTCACTATTGTTTATTTATCTCCGATTCATCTTTGCGATGGTCTGCAATGCAGCGTTAATCGATGGATCGGTAGAGGTTGCTGGTGTCTGCGTCTCTTCCACAAGAGGTTTCGCTTCGTCCTGCTTTACAGGCGTTGCTTTCTTGGGGAAGTAGCTCTCCTTGAGGGATTGCAGCTTATCAGCAAATTCCTTGCGTGTAGTATAGTTCACACCTTCTGCCAGCTTCTTCAACTTGTCACGTTGTGTATCCGGCAACCCACCACTCACCGCACGAATGACTTCTTCTTTGCGATAGGCGTTCAAACTTGCACGCATCTTGACGTTGGTCTCAACGGTTTCGTTGAGCTTTGCTTCAAGCTTGGTGACCTTCTTGCCAAGGGTCGAAACAACGTCCACCTTGGAATCCGGCACTTCAATGTAGTGCTCCACGAACAACTTCTTCAGGCCAGTAATGAAGTCTTCTGCAAGCTCTGCACGAATGCCACGCTCAACAGCAATACGATTTTCCTTCATCCAATTCTCCACAACATAGTTGAGGTATTGGTCAACCTGAGTCGTCAATGTGCTCTCAAAGATGCCCTGCTTCTTTTGGAAACGGGTCTTGAGAATTTCAAATGCTTCCTTCAATTTCTTGGTTGCGACTTTCTGAACACGATGCTTCTCTTCGTTCACACGGCGAGTGACAGCGGCCTGGAAAATAGTCTTGGCTTTCGCCTTGCCTGCCTCGGACAACTTCACACCGGAGAAGATCGCTTTGATGTCTTCTTCAACATCTTTCTTTTCGTCTTCCTCAGACTTCTTGTCGTCATCATCATCTTCGGATTCGCTTACACCACCCGGTGCCTTTGCGCCCGGTGCTGGGGTGACCAGCT